ACTTCTATCTGTGACTTAGCAAGTTCTTGTGCATGACGTTCAGCCATAGTAGCTAACTCATGTGCAAGTTTATTCTTAGTATCTTTGTCCTCTATAAATTTACCAAGTAACTTTGTAGCAGGACCAATCAATGCTTGTATCATTAGTATACCCTCACTTTCTTTTCGTCTACTCGTGGTACAAGTTTACAAATGCAGTTGTATTTCATGTTCTCACCAGTAGCACTGTCATATGTTTGTTTACTTAAATAGTCTGTATAGAATGTGCAGTCAGCTACATTTCTAAAATATATTGCACCTGATGCCACACCATTCATATAACAAGCCAACATAAATGCAGTCATATGATACCTTTCTTCTTAGCTATAAATGCAAGTACAGTTACTACACCTGCAAGTAAAGTCGTTATCATTATAATTAAAATAATTTTTAAGAAAAGATCTTTGATTTCTTCCCTACGTTTCTTTGCTTTATCTGCGGCTTCTTTCCTAGATTTCCTAGCTTCAGCACAGTATGCTTGATAGTCAGTCCACAATCCTGCCCTACCATATAGTTGCATATATTCTCGTAGCTTGTCATGTTTAACTCGTATCTGCTCCAGTGCCATAAACTCTTCAAGATCATTGTCAGTTCTTCCAAGTAAATTAGTCCAGATACTATTACGTTTTCTATGAAGATCTTTCTGTAGCTGATCCTCAGCACTCACAAAACGACTTATCGCATTACCTGCTGAGGCGAGATCTTTACCATTTTCTAGTGTTTGTTTAATTATGGCGAAGGCACTATTAGCTACCATTAGCATTTCAAGCACAGTGTCACCTCACATTTAGAACCTTATCTAATTTATCTTCTAGCCTATGCAATGCTTCCATGACACGACCTGATGTATCACGCAGATCTTCCTTAGATGCGTACTCTTCTCTTGTCTTATTCAATAGTATCTGTAAACGTTTTACTTCTGCAAACATCTTATTAAATGCCCAAGCAAATGGCATGATGATAAGTGTAATGATTATGTTCCACACTAGATCAAGTTCCATATTTTAACCTTTAGGATATTTGTCTTTGATAGCTTTGATAGTTGTTTTCCAACCATCTATGCCATTGTGGTATAAGTCATCTAGTTGATCTGCTATAGATGGATATTCTAAAAGTCTTTTATTGATGTATGCTATTTCTAACATTTTAGCTTTTATATCTTCTTTTGATATTTCTTTTGTGTCATCTGAAAATACAATTTTTGCAGTATCAATATTATCTCCATCTACTATAAATGATGCTTTTGGGTTAATGGCTTTTATTGCTTGTTCAATCATTTTTATCTCATTTATTTAGTTTATAAATTCTTGTATCAATATAAAACTGCTTGGCTGACTTGTTTCATAAGTTGAGCCATCATCTATATATTGATTTGGTCTAAAACTGTGTCCATTATGAAAACCATCAACTATACATTTAAAATTATAAGTTGTATTTGCTGATGAATTAGATATAAAACCTTTTACTGATACATTTGTTCCACCAAAATTAGCTTGATTATTATATGCTGATTGTGAACCAGTAGCAAATCTTGTATAACTCCCACCACTACCATTAGTGCTATAATGAAGTCTAATTAAATGTGATACATATGTTGATACAGCAGCTATTGGTGAAAAATGAGCTTCAACAAATATAGTTGTATTTGCTCCAACAGATGTAAAACTTAAAGTACCATCTAATGGTGAACTCATAGTTAAATCACCAGCACTTGCAAATATAGTTGTACTTGTATAATCAGTTTTTTGAGTTTTTATTATAGAACCACTAAACATATTTGCTGAAGAAATTGCACCTTGACCAGTAAAGTTTATTTTTGTTAAAGGCATAATTTATTCTCCAATCAATGCAGAAATTTCATCATCATCTAAACCTAAATCTTTAAGTTTTGTTTTTGCAGATGCTTTTTTTTCTCTTTTTTCTTTTTTTTCTTTTACTCTTTTTGATTTTTCAACTTTATCTAATTTTACTTGTTCTTTTATTTTTGTTTCTTCTTCTGAAGATATATCAACTAATTTCCCATTTAAGTATTGTTTCATGTAACAACTCCATAAAGTGTAGCTTTACCACTATCTAAATTATTTCCTTGAACTGAAAATATTTTTATATAATTTAAAGCTGATGCTGTCGGAATAACTGAATATCCTCTGTAACCATAATAATTACCACCAGTACCACCATTTTCTGTTAAACCCCAACCAATTACATGTTTATAATGTGTTGTTGAATTTGCTCTAAATATAGTAAAAAAACCACTTGTTCCTGCTTCTTGTGTTCCATCTTCTTCTGAATCTTCTGATATTACATGGTAGTTTCTATTATAATCTCTTCCACTATCTGTACCATTTAATAAGGAATAATGCATATTACCTATAGAATTTATCATATTTGAACCATTATCAACTGATGCTCTCATTCCAATATCATCAAGAGCAGTGACTGAAGATATATTGCTACAAATAACATGATAGGTATCGTAAGTGCTTGTTATAACACTACTGTCAAAAGCTATTTGTGCGACTGCTGAACTGATTGTTGTACTTGCTAATTTAACAAAAGAACCTGCTGTTCCAAAAGATAAATTACCAGAGCCATCTGTAATTAATGCTTTATCTGCTACTGGTGCAGTAGTTGGAAAGGTTAATGTATAAGATTGTCCAGCAGAATGTGGTGGAGATTTTAATTTAATACCATGAGAATTTACTCTACAATTTAGCTGTAATGTTCCATCAGTAGTGCCATCACCTTTGATCTGTAACCCAGCACTTGATGATGTTGATACAAAGTTTGCCTTTGCATCTGTCACAGTGCTATCGCTAGGTGTACCAATATCCAGTACGTTACCTAACACAAGAATAAAATCTATCGTATCACTAGAGGACAAAGTACCACTACTAGGTAAGAATGTAATAGTAGAGCCTGACACAGAGAACGAGGTCAATGGTGATTGTATGACACCATTCAAAGATACAAGCATGTGTAATGCTGACTCAGGTGTAAATAATACAGTATCTTTTTTCAAATCATATGAATTAGTGCTAGAGGTACTAATAGCATCTAGCTTAATATAGTTACCTACTTGTGGTTCTTTACCTATATATGCCATGTTTTATCCTTGTGATTCTTTCCAAGTTTTGTAATTAGCTTTTACTGTGTCTGTCCAAATTGCATTAGCTACTGCTTGTACCTCTGATGCTTCTTTAGATATATCTGAATCAGGATTTAAAACATGCCTATGTCTTGATCTACTAATTTCTGTTCCATCTTCTTTAATAATTGTATCTGTGGCTACTTGAACATTCCAACTTCCTACAACTTCTATTTTACTAATTTGTAATTCTTTTTTTATTGCCATCTAAAACTCCTTTATTGTGTCGGAAATGATGCACTAAATTCAAGCCATCGACCACTTGCATTTCCATTTGAATCAATAGTAGCACCTGCCATAGTATAAAATTGTACTCGTGCTAAATTTTGCACTATATAAGCTGAATAAGCAGTACTATTTGTTACTGTACTCATAGTTTGATAGCCTATTGCTCCAGTTCCAGAACCATAACCATTTGCATTTGATTGTGGTGTAAAAGGTACTCCATCTATTTTTATTTGTTCATTAGCAGTAGTACCATTAAATTGTATAGAACAAGTTAAATAACACATATTACCAATTTTAAGATATGAAGCCTGTCGAAAACCAAAAGAAACACTAGTCCAACCATTTGCAAATGTAGGTGTCCATGTTCCTTCTTCATAATCTTCAAGAAGCTCTGATGCCATAGTCGCATTTGCGGCACTTGAATTTGCAGTCGCACCAAAATCTATACCATGACCACTTGCTACTACAAGATTGCCATCAGTTAATGTAAGACCATTAGCTATAGATGGTGTGTTTTCAATCTTTGCACCAGTAACTGCATCATCAGCAATCTTATCAGTAGTAACAATTCCGTCTGTAATATCTGATGATGTTAATGGTACTGGTGTTGGTTGTTTACCTATGAATCCCATGTTTCACCTATGTAATCTCTAATACAGATAAAGAACCTGATAGTTTATCTGCTACTGAACAATCTATTCTAAGTACATCACCTGCTTCCATAACTACTTTACCACCAGTTAGCAATTCTAAAGTTGAGCCATTTGGAATACTTACATCTTTAACTAGAAATGAAGTTCCATTTGTCACATTATTAGCACCACCTCTATTTGCTGTTGTAGACACAAGCTCAACCTCTGTAGTCACAGCAGTTGTATGGATATTTGTAAGCAATAAACCAATAATTATTGTTGTAGTTGATGTAGCTACTGTATACATAACATATGGTGTACCTGCCGAGTTTGGTTCTGCCGCAAAATTTATTTGTTTAAATGTGTTTGCCATTTATATCTCCTTATCCAAGTCCAATCGCAAAAGCTATTGGGTCAGCAGTAACAGCAACAGTTACAGTGTCAGTTGCACTAGCAGTTGTTGTTATTCCTGCACCTGCGGCAATAGTTAATGTGTTACCATTTGTTATAGTTTGGCTAGAGCCTGATGATCCTGCTACTGTAAAACTTGTCATGTCACCATCTGCTCCTGCAGGACCTTGAGGTCCAGTAGGTCCTTGTGATCCAGTTGCTCCTTGTGATCCAGTTGCACCAGTAGCTCCAGTTGCTCCAGTAGCACCAGTTGCACCTGCAGGACCAGTAGGTATACCCAATGCAAAGGTTGCTGTATTACCTGATTGTGACACAGAGGCAGTAGCAGATGCACCAGTGCTTAACGTAGATACTGTAACTGCCGCTGTAGTAATATGGTTAACAGCTTCAGCATTTCCTGATGATGAATTAAATCCTAATATTTTACCTGCTCTATCAGCCTTGAGAGGCAATGTTAAAGTAGCAGAATCATCATTATCTAGTAATCTTACTGCTCTTGAGTTTTCATCTTGTGAGTCAGATATCATTGTAATTATAGTATCTAACTCTGTATTAAGTTTAGATATCTCAAAAGCTCCTGAGCTAGGAAAGTCAGTAATACGTTTAAGCTCAACATCTCTAGTGATGACAACAGTACTGCCACCAGTAGCACCAGTGACAGGAGTTGTTACAGATCCAGTAGATCCGTTGCCTCCACTAACAGTAAACTTTGTTGAACTTGCTGTTGAAGCATCAAATGTCCTTGCAACTCCATCAACAAAAACATTTATATCTGATGTTTCAAAAAATACAAAGTCTGTTGGAAAAGGAGAAGTTCTAGTTACACCTTCATTTACTGTGTAACTTATTCGTGGTGTATTTGCACTCAAAGCTATAGTCATATCTTACCTTTACTCGTTTTTGTTACAAATGTCTATTAATATCTATATCTTTCTTTTTCATCAGCTAAAGATCTAAAATCATCATCAAGACTTAATAACTGCAATACTGGTAAATTATATGATAAAGTTTTCATACCTTCTTCAGTCCTGTCATTAAGTAAATCATTAGCACCAACAACCCATTCTCTTATCATAGAAGGACTTGCACCTGCAAAACCAAATGCTGTATCCCAACCATCTGCTTTATATCTTCCCTTTAACCATGAATCATCAGGATCATGTATGCCACTAGCAACTGCCACATTTAAAGCATGATAAAATAAATCACCATACAATGCAGTAACACCTGAATGATCCACAACCCTCATCAGTAATTCAGGATAATCTTTATTCTCAAACCACCAATCAGGTTTCTTTAAAGATAGTGTAACATAACTCATAGCCATAAGTGATATTGCACCTGCTAATCTATTCTGTTTAGCAGGATCTATCAATGCACCAAGTACTCTTGAGTGTGCCGCAAATGCAAAGTTATAGAATTGAAATGGCATTGCCATTGTTCCTGACTCTAGTCTTGCTACTGGAAAGGCATATGTACCATCTGCTCGTTTACCTACTGATGCTCTTGGATCAGGCTCTATTCCCATTGCTCTCATATATGGTCGCCATTTCTTATAAACAAATCCGTCCATCATTGTTGGTCTATCAAAAGCTGTAGCATGAATAATAGTATTTCTTGATGCAGTATTAAAATACGTTATTACTTTTGACTTCAATTCCCTTGCCGCTTTTGATGAAGTATCCCAACCACCTATATTTAATAATGGCATACCAGTATCAGTTTCTTGCCATGCACCTTTAGTAAGAATATCTTTAGCCAATTTTTCATCAATGCCATATCTTGCAAGTTCAATAACATCAAACTCATTCTTTCCATAGTTCTTTAGTTGCTCATAAAACTTTGGCACTCGTATAGCCGCATCAACTAATTTCCCAATAGAAGTTATAGGTGCTAAACCATTAGCTTTATAAAACCAATTCTCTGCTTGTTCTAATCCCTTTTCAACTCTGCCAACTTGTACTGGTCTTAGATTGTCATGCAACATTCTATGATGTGCAGTAGGTCTAATCATCTCTAATGCTTCACCCATGTGCATAAGATCTCTGGCATTCATCTTCATTTTATCAAAGTTACCATCAAAAGCCTGAACTACACCCCTGAATACTTTACCAAAACCATGTTCAAATATAGGCATAGCAATAGTTTCAGTAAATGACGATATACCTGCACCATACAAGTATGTCATACCACCAACTCTTTTAATATTTCTAGTAAATGCAGTATCCCATCTATGAGGCTCTCGTGTCATTTGTCCTGCAACTCTTTCAAAGTCTGCAAGAAAGTCTGATTTTATTTCGGCTATTTGTTTATCAGTATATTTGTCAGCTTTCATTCTGACTTCCATACCTTTAATAAGACTACCAATATCTTCATCACCAAAACGTCTAGCAAATTCAATACGAAAACCCATTTTCTTAGAATATTCTGTCATAATCTTTGGATCACGAATAAGAAAATCCATAACTTTCCACTCAGGTATATCAGTAACACGCATTAATAAATGCTTACCTTTACCAATACCTTCACCATAAGTATAAGGATCATCACCTTTTTCAAGAATAGTATCAACTATTTCTTCTGCATACTTTCTAGCATTTTGTCTACCTTTGATAGTTTTGCCAATACCAACATCTACATAACTACCTTGTGCTTCTTGCCATCTAGTAACTTTACCTTGCTCAATAAAATGTTCCATAAATATTCTAACAAGTTCTTCTTGTTTACTTGGATCTGCTATTAACATTTCTTTATTGTAGTACAACGGAAACTTATAGTTTGCTCTTGTTGGTTTATATTCTTCATAAAACTTAATCTTCTTTTTTAGTTGTGCAAAATTAAGTTTTAATATTTCTTTCATTACTGGGTCTTTTTCAGCAGTAATACGTTTAGGATAATCTTTTAATTCAGTTTCAAATTGTTTTACATTCGATTTAATTACAGTTCTATCATGGAATAAATTGCCATCTTGAGCTCGTTGATCTATATCTCGTAAAAAATCTTCAAGCCTTCTTATTGCTACTTTTTTAAACTCAGGAATATTATCATAATATTTTTTACTCCAAGCAGGATTGCCATTAAGTATAGATAAATCAATTATTTCTTGAGCAAACTCGTCATATGTAGGTGGCTTTGCATTCAAACCAGTAGCATGATTTACATATGTTTCTGTTTCCTGACCAAATCTTCTTTTCAAAGAAGTAGCTGTACTTCGATAATCTAAACCTGCAATAGTGCCAGTACCTTTTGTTTTAGTATAAAACTCATTTAACAACTTTCGCCACTCAACTTCAACTTGCAAACCTAATGCACCATATTGTGTCTGTGCCATATCAACTGATTGCACACCTTCACCCAAAAAGTTTTTCTTTAATGGAGTAACACCATTATATGCAACACCTGCATGAACTGCCCTTACATAATCAGGTGCTTCTTTGGCATCTTTACCATCACGATACAAATAACTTTGTATCCTTCGAGCAGGTATAAAATTATTTATAAAATTATATTTATCAAAAGCATTTTTAGCTAACCCTTCTTCACCCATATAATCTGCATACTTGCCTTTAATAGTATCAATATCTGTTTCATTTTTTAAAGGATTCTTTCTATTCTGTATTCTTGTTTTAATAGCACCAAATGAATTAGCTACACCTCTAGTTCCACCACCAAGCAGTCCACCAAAAACAGTATTAGCAGTTACATTACTTATTACTTCAGCAGGGGTATTAAATGGATCAAATGGTGCTCGAATCAACTCACTACCTACACCAAACAATGCACCCAACTTTGCTGTTTCTTTACCAACACCAAAAGCAGACTTAGCTGACCAAGCCGCCCTAACACCTACATTAAATACTGGTAACATAAAAGCTATGTTAAGTGGATCAAGAACACCTGCCACTAAAGAGCCACCAAAACCTGCTCTATCGTATATAGTTCTATTTTGCTCTATTGCTTTTATATCATTTAAAATATAATTGTAATGATCTAAGTTTTTTGATCTAGCTAATTCATCTGCATAAGCATAAGCATTATCTGCAACCATCTGTTGTTTGAAATCAAATGCAGGATCTTGCTCAAT